GTATTGCCACACTGTACCGGCTGCACGTCTGCAGACCCGAATGCCGACTGTTGTTTGATCTGTATGTTCTTCGGCGTGATCGGTTCATCCGTGCCGCCGGCCCGTACGACAAACTCGCCGCCAGAAGTGCCGACAAGCAGGGATCGAGATGACGAGAGAAACCGTATGACGTTCACCTCGTTCGATCCCAGCGTGTAGATCAGTGCGCTATCGTCGTCGGTCCCCGCGGTGAAGTTCTCGAAATCTCCTGAGACACTAAAGTAGACTGTCTGCGGCTGCTCCGCAGTGCCGGCGAAAGTAAGGCGTTGCTCGTAGAAGGCTACGCTCGATGGGTATCCTGTCTGTGGACTAAAGGCACCGAGCGCCCACTCATCGTCAGCTACTAATCTTCCAGAGACAGTAATGGTTGCGCTTGCCGCTTCGTTGACCACGTCATCGGAAGGTGCGAGAAGGAGCGTATCTTCGGTCGCTTTCACGATCAGGTAATTGGTATTGTTCGCGCTGGTTCCTGCGCCTGACACCACAATCTTCATATTGTCGACAAAGCCCTGATCGATGAAACCCTTGGCACTGTCGACTATCCTGTCGTTGTGCTCCAGCGTGGTCGAGTCTGGATCGCCTTCCGAGAAAGAGATTGTGGACGCGGCATAGGTCGGTTCCAGTTCCGCATCGAAGAGATCATTATCCTGCACAGCAGCGGTGATCGATGTCGTCGAACCGACTGCAGTAATCTTCGCATATCCGTGGTGCAGCTTGACCAGCCGCCCGATATCACTCGAGGTAAACCCGCTGCCGCTGTTGATGCCCGTTACAGCGGACGCGGTAATCGTTACCGAACCCGTCCGTGCTCCAGACGTCAGCGTGGTGGCTGTAATGTTTGCATCCAGAAACGGCCCTCGCTGAAGGTCGACGTCCGTAATAGTCCACGCGGTGTGCGAGGTACGCTCTATCTTACGCACCGGCTTGTCAGGATGGACGACATACATCACGTCGGCACTCTGCGCAAACTTCAGTGCTGCCAGATCCGCAGTCGCATAGGTTGTCGTTACCTCGACCGCCGCAGCCGGCGAACCACTCTGCACCTGTCCGCCATCCTTGTAGATGCGGAAGTAGTTATTGCCGAACTCGAGCACATAAGCCTGGGTGACATTAAACTGAAACGATATCAGCCGTGTCTGCGCCGAACTTGTCTTGACCTCGGCAACAAACCGTGTGCCCGGGCGCCGGGTGGCACCGCCGTGCGGATGGATTAAAAAGTTCTCGAGTGTCTCGCAGCCGTTGAAATACTTCGACAGATCGGTGCGCCCGTTCAGCCTGGGGCTAAGTTCACCCGCGGTAAAGTTGGTGAATGCAAAGTTGGCGCGCGCCATTGCTACAGCCTTGCGTTAACCAGGGTGTCCGCCTGCAACGAACCGCTAACCGTGACACTTTCCAGTGCGCCTGGCGTGCCTTCCGTTGCATCGATAAACCGTGCCTCGGATAATTTACTCTCATACAACTGGTACATCGTGCCGGTCAGCGTGCTTGATTGCACCAGCGCGTAACTGCAATCCGCTGCCAGCCGGGCAGCGATCGCTTCGATCAGCAGCTGGTCGTATTCATTGGGATCGGTAACACGCGCAATATAGATGACCTTGACGGTATCCTCGTCACAGTGAATCTTTCGCCCTTCGACACGGAAGTCTACGTCGAGATACTCGAGGCGCAGGACGCGCAGGCAATAGGGATCGGTCGGTAGTGTGAACTGATTGGTAAAGCCGAACGCCGGCGAGTCGGCATCGGCGGCAATTTCGACACGCGAGATCGCGCAGTTCCACGGATGAGCGCGCAGCACGGCATCGCGGATATAATCATAGCGCTGGTTGGTGATGCGCGCTGGTTTACTGTCTTCGGTGCGAGCAATGATATTTGCCCCGCCGATCATGTTTAGCGCACTATTAATGATATCGACTTCACTCGCCATCCTGGGCTCCTAAAAAAACAAGCAATACTTTGCGGTTGCCGTGGTGCGGCAATACACGATGGAGTTCGTCAGACGTATAGATAATTGCGTCCAAATAATGCGCCAGGTGTTCCTCTGGCGGATCGGCAAACTGGAACACGCCGCCGCTAAAACTGTCAGGTGTTGTCAACAGGACCGATGCACTCCACTCGCACCAGGTCATGTGGTCACTGTCGCCGGTGTCGTAATGCCAGCCGTGCCCGTCCTTCTTACTCTCGACTCGGGCGTAGCTGTCGCGCGTAATATCTGCGCCCAACTCCAGCATCGGCGCAATGACATTTCGGATAGGTGACCAAGAGCCTTCGACCGGGCCAAAGCCGGTCTGGGCTTGAAGGTCAAACGGCACTTTGCCCATGAACCCGGCAAGCGTCTCCGCCTCCCCCGGGGTCAGAATATTTTCAACGTAATGGCGCAAAGAATGAGGGAGAGGCGCGAACGCCACCTCTCCCCAACTCCTTTAATCTACAACGTAGGTTATGACAAACGACAGATCGCCAGCGGTATCGCCAGCGGCGTCGGTTTCAATACCTATGAAATAGTGACCGCCCGGGTCCGTGCTGTCTCCAGCATCTTCCCAGACGCGCTGCCCCATTGTATTGATGTTGCGTGCTTCAAACGCAACCTCAGTACCGACGATTACAGCTGCCCGCAAGTCCGTGGTCGCACTTGCATAAGCGTCAACATCTTTCGCCGTCGTATTACCATCAGCGGTGTAAAGACCGACGTGCATTGTTACGGTTGATCCAGAATCAAGATCGTCGTTGTAGATCTTAATGCTGGTTACCGCAGCAGCGGTCGGAATTGGTGCCAACATGATGGTATCGCCAGCAGACAGATCACCTGCCGCCAGCGCGATGGTTCCACACGCGATACGCATTCTGCCATGTAACTGGCGAGAAGGACTGCGTACCTGTGGTGTCGCCACAAAGTTAGACGCAAGGGTCTGATTGACATTAGCCATGATTCAGTCCCCTATTCTGAGCACAGGATCTGAACTACTTTTTCCTCTTCCATACGAGTGCTGCCAAACTGGGCGGCGACGTACACCTGAGTAGAGTAGCTCTTATCCGCGCGTTGCGTGATCTGGGTTGTGAGATCCATACCCATCGCCAGCGTGATACCGTCCTCGGCCCACGCCAGAACCTGGCGGTAGGACGAACTGTCGGTGGCAAGCCGGGTCGAGGTGATGAACTCGAAACCCATGAAGGTATTGATCTCACCCTGCACCAGTGCCTTGACCGTATTAAAGTCTGCGCTGGTAACAGTGGAGTCGTTCAACAGGTCTTCAATCTGTTCTGGAGAAACAGCGATATACCGTTTGATCGACGGATCAACATTACTAAGGTCAAGGATTTTCTTGGCATTGACCAGTTTTGCAATCGTTAGCCCTGCAGCTGGTGAACCGACAGCAACGATCTGAGCGGCTGGAAGCGTAGTGCTCGTGCTTCCTGATTTACCAGTCTTCGCAGTGCCGTCCGCCGCCAGAATAATAGCGTCGTCGACTGCACGCCCGATAGCATACGCAGCTGCGTTTGCATACGAGCTAGTCGGATCAATTAGCATGGCAACCTTATCAGCATCGTCGATAAGATCAGCATACTCGTAGTGATCCATTGTAACCATTCGCCTCGAGTGAGGGGTGTCAGCCAGTGGCGTATCCCCATGTCGAGACGTCTTTTTGACGGCTACCGCCGAACCCACCTGGTCGAAAACGAAATCTTCAACTCGGTTCGTTACTCCGAGCCAGCTGCCTCTCGGCAGCTTCCTTGATTTTCATACAAGGTCGAGACTATATCATCACCCCAATTACTAGGGGCCGGGCGCTTCGATCGGACTTCCGATCTACTCCTTGCGGATAGTCGTTGAACCGTCCACATCTTTGTGGCTTGGCTGCTGATTACCATATCCTTGCGGACGTAGGCTTCCCAGCAATTCACCCGGTTTGCTTCTGCTCGTTACCAAGTAGAGGCGCTTTTCAAAAACGCTTTTTCGCCAGTTACGCTCTCTTCGCGGACAGCACGTCGTAAAAGACTGCCTTTCTGTTGTGACAGCATCTGCACATTAGCGCTGAACTGTTGCACAAAGGCAGTCGTGACTTGCGTGCTCATAGCAGCACACTCCTTTCACGACATCAGTTAGCGGCTACCCGTCGGATGACGGACCTGTGCTTTAGGTTTTGCGGGGGCTTGCGCTTGTCCCGGCTTGGCGTCTCGGTATTTTGCCGGCGGGGCTGTCGCTTGTCAGCCGGCGTAATACTTCAACGGTTATGCAGCTTCTCCTTCCTGGTTGGGATGGATGTCCTGCATAAGTTCCTGCACACGCTGCACAGTCCATCTGTGCATCGAGTGTCTGCGATCCCAGTACGGACTGTCTGATCGCATTAATTCGTCTACTTCCTTCTGTGCCTCGGCAGGCGTGAACGCAGCACTATCGCCTGACGTGACAATCTTGTCCTCGGCGATGTTATCCATAATATAACTTTGCGCTTTAATTAGCGTGCGAACGAATGCCGGGTGATCAACCAGTTGTGTACCATCCTGCAACGTCAGCTGTGTAAGTTCAGCCTCTGCAAAATCATCAATGAACTGATTGCCACGCCCGATGCGCTCGTCGTATGCCTTGCCTAACTCCTTCTTCATTTCAGCGGTCGACTGCGCGCGATACGCCTCGGGGTCGACTGTCGTCTCTTGCTGCATCTGCGCAGCAAAGTCGACGTACTCCTTTGCGAGCCCCTGCGCCTGGCGCTGATTAAGTCCGTGCTTGTGCGCCGTGCCGCGGAACCACTTGACGAAGTCCTCCTGCATGTCCTGTCCTTCGGGTACGTTGCCAAAGTCCAGTTCGTATGCTTCGCCGTCGGCAGGGCGTCCGAGTTTGTCGTAGACCCCGTTCCAGTCGGTTTCGTCTGCCCACTTCCCGGGGATAACAATCTTGTCAGCCCCGATCATACTCTGCCCGTGGACGTAACTCTTTGCGAGCGCCGCCGTGTCCTCGAAGGTCGCGAGGCTCGGGTGATCGCGTATGTCCTCTGGTAAACCATCATGCCAGTTAACTTCTACAGACGTCGCTTCCCCGGCTTCTGCTGGAGCGTCCGCTACCTGTGCGTCAGACATCTACTTCAATCTCCTCTGGTTGTTGCGGTGGGTCTTTCAAAAATCCCTGTATCATCAGGACAACGCTGCGCTGTCCATCGCGGAACGCGGTCTCGTTTGCATCCGTACCAAACACCGGGCGGTGTATGTGGAAGCGAATGGCAAGATCCTCGAGTACTACCTGGCCGTCGTCACTGTTGAACAGCACACGGTATGCCGCGCGCAGGTCGTTGGGCGTCAAGCTGCTGCCTCGAGCGGCGGCGCGCCGGCGGTTGCCTCACCGACCGCCTTGACAGCGGGTGCTGCCTTACCGGCTCCCTCGGCCAGTGCCATCGCCTGTTGCATTTCCGCCTGCTGTTGCTGTTGCTGCGCCCGCTGCTCACGGATCATCGCTACCTCGAACTCACCGCGGACAACACTGGCAGGAATGCCGAGGACACTGATCACATGCTTGGCAAGCCCGTCGGTGTCGATATGGTCGAGTGCCCCGGGGTCAAGCGAGGCAATCGGCTGCATCATTTCGAGCATGCGCACCACGCCCTGCACTTCTGTTTGTTTCTGTGCTTTTGCAAGGGGTGACACATACTCGATTTCGATACGATCGTTTGCCAGGTCTGGCGGTGCCTCGGGCAACTGCTTGTTGCGGAGCATTATGTTCCAGCAGCGGTTGATCAGCGGCTGTAACAGTTCCGCCTGCAGTCGTCCGAGCACCGGCCCGAGCAGCCGCATCTTTTCTTCGGTGCGCTGCAATACTTCCGTGGCCGTCATCTGCGGCCCCTGGCTCATAATCAGCTGGTCGACATAGAACGCCTGGCGTATCGCGTTGCGTCGCTGCTCTTCCATGTTAAGGCCGAGCGGCTGGTTCGCTCCGATGTTCAGTGGCTCGATACGGTCGCGTGTCCCCGATCGGTAGAAGTTCAGCCCACCGGGCACGGTGCGGATCGGCAGCATGAAGCCGTCATCAGGCACCAGGAGCGGCGGGTCGATCTGTTTCTGCGCAGCGCGGAGTGTTATCTCCGACATCTTCGAGAGCACCTTGGTGTCAGACAGGGCATTCATGGAAGGTGACCTTCCGTACCCAAGTTCGTAGGAACTCTTCAGCCAGCGCGGAACCACATAGGGCAGTTCATCGAAGCCGCCTTCGGACAGCACGGTACGCTGTTCGGGCTCAATATAGTAACTCGCAAAAGGCTTGTTGATCTTGTCTATCTTGCCGGCGTCACGCTCGTCACGCGGCATTACCACATGAACGATCGAAACCTGCTCGTAAGGGTCGCGTTCCTCGGTCTTCAGTATCTTGTCGCCAACCTTGTCCTTGCCGAACTTGTTGACGGCAGCGCGCGCAAACATGCGGAACTTTCGGTAGACGGTATCGACACGGCCCTTCTGACACTCGGCCAAATAACACTCGGCAATGTGGCGCGTGGAAAAGCGGAAGGTAGTATCCTCGTCGGACTCAATCAGCATAACGCCGGTGCCGAACAGGATCAGGTCATCGTACAACTCATGGATCTGTTCCTGAAAGTTGGAGCGATGGAACGCCGCGTACATGACGCCCTCGGCTGACTCAAGCCACTCCTTGGCCTCGTCGTCCTGGTTCAGATCGGGGTTGGTAAAGCGCAGCGAGAACCACGGCGTCGACATATTGGTTAGCATACCATGCAAACTTGCGCTCAGTAGCTCGGCAGCATTAATCGCGGTGCCGTCGTAGATTAGCTCACTACGCTTTGCACCGGGGGTCTGCGACTTCCTGGTGATGTCGGCCTTGCGCGGGCGCATGAAGTCCGCGATCTCCTGCCAGTGATCTTCCCAGGTAGATCGTTGTTCTTTCAGGCGTTCAAGCCTGCGCATCAACGCGACAGCTGTCTTATCTGCAGGCATCTAACTTCCCAACAAGGTTTGTTTTTCAACCGGGGCTTCACTCAGGTCGCCGTAGGGCGTGGTCAGAACCGGCGTGTACGGGGGCGGCTTCTTCTTTTTCTTCTTTGTCACTTCCTGCTTGTCTTCCTCGTCCTCGATGGCGACTGCAGCTGCAGGCGTCACCGCCGGCCTGGGCTGGACAGCCGGCGCCGGGGCAGGTGCAGCCTGGGCGCTGCCGCCTAATACACTGCTCATGTGCTAGATCCTTGTGCGCTACTGCTTGCGGACCCCAACAGGTATGGCGTGCTCACAGGCATCTGTTCGGGCAGCAATCCCTGCGACCCGGTAAGAATGGTGGAACTCAGCCCCCTCTTGCGGCGCAGCTTCTCCTTGAGCTTCTCCTCTTCCCCGCCCTCTGCAGCTACCGCCGGTGCAGGTGGCAGGGGTGGCGGCGGTGGCACGGGTGGGGGCGGCGGTATCTTTGGCTTCATAAAGCTCATAGCAACCTCTGGTGTGGGAGCTTTGTCATAGCACCCTCTGGTGTGGGAGCTTTGTCATATCACTGGTTGATCCTGATATGTTTGCAGCGGGTTGTCAGCAGCCTGCGGCAGTATCGGTGGCTCCTCGCCGTGGTGATTGTCGCCCAGGACGCCTGCTGCGTCGCGGCGCGCGGCGTCGGCGGCGCTCCTCGACCCGTCCTTCTTCGGCGTGCTG